ACTACTTCAACGTCCCGCAGTCGACACACCGCATGTTCCAGGCCGCGGCGAGCAAGGGCGAATTCCTGAACCGGCACATCAAAGGCCGCTTCGCCTATGAGCGAAGCTGAGCTCACACCGCGCCAGCAACTGGTCGCGCTCTACTACAACGATAGGCCCCTGGCCCATGCGGTGCTGTTCGCGCACCGGCATCCGCAGCCGTCGCCGCCGTTCCACCGCAAGATCATCGAGGACTGGCATGGGCCGGCGCCCTACGTCCTGGACATGGTCTTCCGCGAAGGCGCGAAGTCGACGATCGCCGAAGAGGCGATCACCCTCATGGCGTTGTTCCGCGAGTTCAAGAACGGGCTGATCGTCGGGTCGTCCGGGCCCAAGGCCATAGAGCGCCTGCACGCCATCCGCCACGAGTTGAAGACCAACGACGACCTTATGCGCGTGTTCGGCGTCGACATCGAACTGGTGGTCGACAGCGCTGACGAAATCGTCCTGGCCAACGGCGTGCGCATCATCGCCCGTGGCAAGGGCCAGTCCATGCGCGGGACCAAGTACGAGGACCAGCGCCCGGACATGATCTTCGTCGATGACCTTGAGGAAGACCTGGCCGACGTCTCCACGCCCGAGGCGCGAAAGAAGACCCTGCTATGGTTCACATCCGTCCTGTTGCCGGCCGGTGACAGCCAGAAGAAGCGCGTGCGCATGGCCGCCACGCCGCTGCATCCCGAGGCCGTGCCCGTCCTGCTGCTGACCGATCCGGACTGGATTCACCACAAGTTCCCGATCTATTACCGGGACGAGAATGACGAGAAGGTCTCGTCTTGGCCGCAGCGTTGGCCGATCGAGAAGATCCTGAAGCTGGAGCAGGGCTACTACGCCCGCGGCCAGAGCGACGTCTTCCTGCGCGAATACATGGTCACGGCGGAGGCCCCGGACACCAAGCCGTTCCGCGCCGAGATGATTCGCGTCGAACCCCGTGTGCGTACCTGGCAGGCGGTCTATTCGATGACCGACCCGGCGCGCACCACCAAGGTCACCAGCGCCACGACCGGCCGGGTGGTGTGGTCGTGGATCGGTTCGAAGCTCGTGATCTGGGACGGCATCGCCCGCCGCTGGATGCCGAACGAGATCATCAACGACCTGTTCGAGGTCCAGGAGGCCTACCACCCGGTGCACATCGGGTTCGAGGAGGACGGCCTGAACCAGTGGGCGCTGCAGGCCATCCGCCAGGAGATGGTCAGGCGCGGCGTGACCCTGCCGCTCAAGGCCCTGAAGGCGCCGCCCAGCAAGATCAACTTCATCCGTGGGCTGCAGCCGTTCTTCCAGGCGCGCGAGGTGGAGTTCGCCCAACCCTTGCCCGACCTGAAGGGCCAGCTCCTAGGGTTCCCCACCGGCGACATCGATGCGCCGAACGCCCTGGCCTACGCCCTGAAGATGCGGCCGGGCGCGCCGATCTACGACGACTTTGGAGGACGACATGTCTATGAAGACCTTGAGCCGGCGCCGGGCCGCCCTGTGTGGCTCTGCCTCAACGCAACCCGTTCTTGCGTCACAGGCGTTTTTGTCCAGGCATTCGACGGACAGGTCCGGGTGTTGGGAGACGCCACCCGAGAAGGAGACCCCTCCGAAGTCGCCCGGGACCTGATCACCACTCTGAAGCTTGAGACCCCGATCCGTGACGTTCGACTCACCGCCGGCCCCCTGCACTTCGACCAGTACAACAATGTCGGACTGCGCCAGGCCATCGCCCGTATCCCGATGGACGTACGGCCATCCGTGTCTTGCGATCGAGGGCGGCCACATCTGCGCGGGCTTCTTCAGAAGGAGCGACAGGCCATGCCCGCGTTCCTCGTGTCCGACAGGGCGGTCTGGACCTTGAACGCCCTGGCCGGCGGCTACTGCCGGGTGCTGGGCAAGGGTGGCGTCTTGGCCGACGCCGCGGAGGAAGGCGTCTACCGCGTGCTCATGGAAGGCATCGAGAGCTTCCTGGGCTTGATGGAACTCGGTTTGGGCGACGGCGACGGCCGTGCTAGCCTGAACGCGGAGACGGCGCAGGGGCGTCCGTACAGGTCCATGTTGGGCGGGGCGACCACCGTGCGCGAGAGCAAGGACGACTGGAACCATCTGCTGCGCGGGGGTCAGTGATGCGTTGCCTGATCACCGGCGAGGAGACCCCAGGAGCCTGCCCCATCTGCATCATGGAGAATGCAGACGAGGGCGGTCCTTGTCTGAAGTGCAAGGAGTTCCTTCGCTCGGAAGCGCTGAAGATCGCCAGGGAAGCCGTGGAAAAGATGAGGCAGCGCAATGCCTCGTAAGATCAAGCGCGACGAGGACATCACCAGCAAGGTCGACGCCGAAGATCTGGCCGACCTCTACACCGCCGTGGAGAAGGGGTTCGAGGCCCAGCGTGATCGCTCCGACGAGATCATGGACAACTGGGACCTGTACAACTGCAAGCTATCCGACAAGCAGTTCTACAACGGCACGTCCCAGATCGCGACGCCGTTCACCCACGATGCGGTGGAGGCGCGGGTCACGCGCTTCACCAACCAGGTTTTTCCGCAATCCGGCCGCTACGTCGAGGTCACCACGGGCGAGGCCGATCCGCCGCAGGCCACCCAGGCGCTGATCGAGGGCTACATCCGCCGCGCCAAACTGCGCACGCGCATCGTGCCAGCATTGCTGCGTTCGGGTGACGTCGAGGGCCAGTACACGATCTACGTCACCTGGGAGGAGCGCGAGCGCCACGCCACCTTCCGGGTGAAGAAGCAGCCGATGACGGACGGCTTGCCGAATGAGGCCGTGGAGCCAGTAGACGACGTGGAGGATGAAGTCGTCGTCGATGCCGGCCCCAGCGTCGAGGTGATCTCCGATCCAGACTTCCTGATGCTGCCGGCGACGGCCGAGAGTGTCGAGGAAGCCCTGGCGATAGGTGGCTCCGTCACCGTCCTGCGCCGCTGGTCCAAGGGCAAGATCAAGCAGCTGATGCGTGACAAGGAAATCCCCAAGAGCGCCGGGGAAGACCTGATCGAGGCCATGAACGCGCAACGCGCGTCGAAAGACCCTGACGTCGCCAAGCAGCAGCTGGACGCCGCCGGGATCAAGGAGCGTGGCAAGATCGCTCTGGTCTATGAAACCTGGACGATGATGGAGGTCGGCAAGGAGCGCCGTCTGTGCCGCGCCTACCTGGGAGGGCCGGAGCGTGTCATCGGCGTCAAGCAGAACCCGTTCTGGAACGATCGCTGCCCGGTGATCACGGCGCCGGTCACCAAGGTCGCCGGCTCGTCCAAGGGCAAGGCGCCGGTATGCAGCGTGGCCGACTACCAGATCCTGGCCAACGACACGATCAACGAGGGGGCGGACACGGCGCACTTCAGCGCCATGCCCATCGTCATGACCGACCCGCTGGCCAACCCGCGTGCCGAGACCATGGTGCTGGGTCTAGGCGCCGTGTGGGAGGTGAACCCGAACAACACGGAGATCGTCACCTTCCCGCAGTTGTGGAAGGATGCGCTCGACCGCGCCGGCTCCATTCGCGACCAGATCTTCCAGACCCTTGGCGTCAACCCCGCGATGATCGCGCAGTCCACCGGCGGCGCGGCGAAGAAGCGCAGCCAGGCGGAGATCGCCAACGAGCAGCAGGTGGACATCCTCACCACCGCCGACATGGTCACGAACCTGGAAGAGGGTATCCTGACGCCGCTCGTCCAGTTCATGGCCGAGCTCGACCACCAGTACCGCGACGACAACCTGACCATCCGCACCTATGGCGAGATGGGCATGCGTGCGAACATGGAAGAGGTGGAGCCCATCCAGCTGAACAAGCGGTTCGAGTTCCGCTGGTTCGGTGTGGAGAGCGCCCGCAACGCCGCGCAGATGCAGCAGCAGATCGCCTGGGTGAACGTGGTCAAGGGTCTGCCGCCGCAGATGTACGCCGGCTACGACCTGGACCTGTCGCCGATGATCGTCCAAGGGACCGAGAACGTATTCGGCCCGCGCATCGCTCCGCTGATCTTCAAGAAAAAGTCGATGATCACGGTCGACCCCATGGTCGAGAACGAGATGCTGATCGAGGGCTTCCCTGTCCAGGTGCACTCAGCGGACAACGACCAGGAGCACATGCAGGCTCACATGTTGGTCATTCAGGCTGGCGACCCGCACCAGAAGGCGCGGGAGCACATGATGATGCACCAGCAGCAACTGCAAGCGAAAGCTATGGCCCAGCAACAGCAGGCCGGCGGTGCGCCAGGAGGCGGACCCCCGCAACCTGGTGGCGGAGGAGCCCCCCAAGGCCCCAAGCCAGGCGCCCAGCCCGCGGCGCCCCGGCAGATGAAAGGGCCTCCGGGGCTGATCCACCCGGATAGCATGGCCAAGGCCGGCGCCCCGGGGATGCCGCGGCGCAATTGACAAAGCGGCGAAGCTCGTAGCATCTTCGCCACTTCGACTGGCCGGCGGTACTGGCCATCACTCGATTTGCCGGCGTTACCGGCTGGAAGGATGACATGACCATTCGCCAGATGCTTCTGGGCGGCGCTTCGCGCGCCATGCTTGCTCCCGAGAACGACGAAGGCTTCGAAGAACTGGATGACGTGGCTGGCGCCACCGACGAAGGTGAAGAAGAGTTCGACGACCAGGACGAGGACCAGGAACTCGACGAAGATCAGGTCGAAGACGAACTGGGCGAGGAGGACGACGAACCTCCAGCGCCGGCGCCCCGTACGCGGGGCGAGAACCGGGTGGCCGCCGCCACCCGGGCCGCGAAGGAAGCCAAAGCGGAAGCCGCTGAGACCAAGCGGCAACTCGCGGAGCTTCAGCAGCGCATCAACGCGCCGCGGCAAGAAACCCCGGAACAGTTCCGTGAGCGCATCGCGAGCATGGACCAGGTGCAGTTCGCCGAGTTCATCCTGCAGCAGCAGGCGGCGACGAACCAGCAGCTGCAGTTCCAGGCACAGGAATCCGCCGACAAGACGGCCTACGAGGCGCTAGCCGCCCGCAGCCCCGTCGCGGCCAAGTTCAGGGACGACGTTGAAGCCCGGCTTGCGCAGATGCGCGCTGGCGGCACCACGGCGCCCCGAGAAACCATTCTTCGCTGGGTGATCGGAGATCGAGCCCTGGCGAACGCGGGACGGGCGACCGGCAAGGCGAAGCGCGCCGCCGACACCAACCGCGAACGGAATACCGCTCGGCCGCCGGCCGGTCGGGGGGATACGGCGGCTTCGAACGCGCGAGGCGCCAACAGCGCCTCTGCCCGCGACAAGCGGCTGGAGAACTTTAACATCTGACGGGGGTAGGGCCCTCCGTCTCAACGGAGGGCTACCATGGCCGTCAATTCCTCTGGTCAGTTTCAAGCTGACATCGAAGGCTATATCGCCGACAAGACCCTGCCTCTGGCGCGGCGTCAGCTCGTGGCCTTCCAGTTCGCCGACAAGTCCGAGGGCATCCCCAAGGGCCGCGGCGTCAACTACACCGCCACCCGTTACATTCGCCTGCCGCTGCCCTTCGCGCCGCTGTCCGAAGGCGTCCCGCCGATCGGCGAGACCATGCAGATCCAGCAGGTCACGGCCACGGCGCTGCAGTGGGGCGACAAGGTGACGATCACCGACGTCGCCGAGATGACCATCAAGCACCCGCTGTTCCAGAAGGCGATCGAGCTCGTCTCCCTGCAGCTGTCGGAAACGCTGGAGCGCAACACCTTCAACGCGCTGATGGCCGGCACGCAGGTCAACTACGTCAACTCGCGCGGCTCGCGCGGCGCCCTGGTCGCCGGCGACGTGCTGGACACCCAGACCGTCATCCGCACGGACGCGGCGCTCGAAACCCTCGGCGCCCCGCGCTGGATGGGCGACGAGATGACCGACACCAAGATCGAGGCCGGCAAGCCGACCAAGGCGTCGGCCGACCCGCGGTCCATGCCGCACTACGTGGCTCTGATCCACACCCTGGTGGTCGCCGATTTCCGGCAGAACGCCACCGTGGTCAACGCCTGGACCTTCTCGGACCTGAACCGCCTCTACAACTACGAGGCCGGCGAGTGGTCGGGGATCCGGTTCTGCAAGACCAACATGATCCCGTACTGGACCCAGGTGGCCAACACGGGGCAGAACGCCACGGCGGGCACGGCCGGCATGCTGGCGTCCAGCACCACTTACAACGTGATCATCACGGGGTCGGACAACCAGAACCAGTACGAGCAGCTGATCTACGCGATCAGCAGCAACGTGAACGTGACCGGCCCGAACGGCTCGATTTCCGTCACCCTGCCTTCGACGGTGGGCTACACCTACAGCGCCTACATCGGCACGACCGCCAGCCCGCAGAACCTGGCGCTGTCGGCGTCGGGCCCGACCGCCGGCCCGCTGGCCGGCGTCGCCACCCAGATGGCCGGCGGCCAGACGGTGGTGCTGACCGGCATCGGCCCGATGCAGGTTCCGCCGGCCGCCCCGGGCGCTGGCCTAACGGTGTACCCGACCTTCGTGATCGGCCGTGGCGCCTACGCTACGGTGGAGCTCGACTCGGCGAAGTTCACCTACCTGAAGGACGCGGACAAGAGCGACCCGCTCAACCAGCTACGCATCGTCGGGTGGAAGTGCTTCTACGGGACTCTGCTCAGTAACGTCGCGTTTATGGCTCGGATCGAATCGGTCAGCGCCTACACCGCGAGTTTTGGGTGAGTACTGTTCTAGCCGAATACTAGAAGGTACACCTTAGCTTTCTCTAGGAGTTCGAGACTGTGCTGAAGGTTGCCAATGCCGATGTTACAGTTGCCGCACAGAAGTCCTCGCACTATACCTGTGTCGTGACAGTGGTCGACGTGCAACCTTTTGCCAGTCCTGGACGGCGAACTGCCGTCAGGCGCGAAACCGCATATGGCGCACTTGCCGTCTTGCCGGGCTTCCATTTCTTTGAACTGGGCCAGGGTAATGCCGTAGGTGTACTTCAGATGGTTGTTTCGTTTTTTGTCGGGATTTTTTCGTACCCACTCCCGCATAGCCGCAGCGCCTTTCCCAGGGGACAGCGCGTCGCGCTTAGCCCGGGCGGATTCCTGGCACGGCTTACATTGAGAGTTGCGTCCATAGAGCCCCCTGGCTTGCTTATAGAATTGGTCCAGAGGCCTCATCGTGCCGCACTTCTTGCAGAGCTTTTCGTCCGGGATATACTTCATCGTGTGTCTCCGCCTATCAACGCGCCGATGATAAGCGCAAACACATAGGAGTCAATCTCCATGGCCTACGGTATCAAGTACTCCATGTCGGTGGTCTGGATCGGGGATGGCGTGTCTTCGCAGTCCGTGCCCGAAGCCCAGGTGAAGAAGTTCGTCCAGTCCGGGATCGTTCAGGTCCCGGGCGGCGACAGCCCCACCGCCGCCAACTTCAACACGGCGATCGGGGTGACCTCGGGGAACGTGATCGCCAACTCCATGGCGTCCGACCTGGAAGCCCAGGTGCTGGCCAATCTCGGCCAGTTGCAGGGCTTCGCGACGGGGGGTGGCTAACCGATGGCCACCGTCACCCTCGGAACGACGGCGCAGACCAGCCTGACCGCCCTCAAGTTCCTGCCTGGCTATGGCAGCGGCATGAGGGCGGCGGACATCGCGACGATCAACAACCTGATCAAGAACGACTTGCAGAACACTCATCCCCGGATGGGTGGCATGTTCTTCTCGGCGGAAGGCCGGCTGTATGTCCCCAACCGGGGTCTGCAGCCGGTCCAGCTGAACCCCGGCGACTACGTCGGGGTCGACAACCAGGGCTGGCCCATCGTAGTGTCCGCGAACTCCATCGCGAATGGAACGTGGGTTCACACCTAGGGGGCCATCTTGGCTGACGAGAACGACAAGCCGGTCGACCCGGCTCTGGAAGCACTGATGGGCGATGCGCCCGCGCCGAAGCCTGGGCGCAAGCCCAAGGAAGAGGCGCGGCTGCACCCGACTCTGTCCAACAAGGATGTGCTGGAGGCGCAAGCCAGAGCCAGGAGCCGGGTCGAATCCGACCGCCACAAGGCGGCGATGAAGGCCGTCGAGGAAGAAGAGATCCAGCGCCTGCGTGTCGAGGAAGGCCTGACCACCGGCATCGGCGTGCAGGACGAGATCGTCGCCGTTAGCATCGACCTGCCGCCGTTCGCCGCGTGCATCTCGATCAACGGCCCGATGGGCAAGCACTATTACCACGGCGTCACCTACGACGTGCCGCGACATGTGGCTGACACTCTGGCCGACACCATGAACCGGATGCGTCTGCACGAGGATCAGATCGAAGGTCGGTCGCTGTCGCAGCACTACAGCCGCAAGTATGACACGGCGATCAACGCGCGCACCGGCGCCGTGACCCGCCCGACGCGGACGCATTTCGATGCCTGAGCCGCAACCGCTGTTCCCGGATGAGGCGCCGGTGGTGAAGGTCATTGCGACAGGTGTCAGCCTTGTCGTCGGTCTGGCGAACGATCGGCAGATCACCTTCCAGACCGGCTTCGAAGGCGACGAGCCCGATGACGTCGTCAATGCCCGGTTAGACCGCATCATGCGGTTGGCCGACCGGCAGAAGGCTCGCTATCAGATCGAGGAAGTCGAGGAGGAACTGGTCAAGCACCAGGAGACCCTCGCCAACTTCCTGGAGGACCTGGAGCGCCGCGAGATCCAGCACACTCACGATCAGGCCGCCAAGCGCGTCGAGATCGAGCACATGGCTGAGCTGCGCGAGCAGGCCAAGGCGGACTTCCAGGCGCAGATCGACGGCACGATCCTGAAGATCCAGCAGGCGCGCGAAGAACAATGCGCCAGCGGTCTGGAAGCCTATCGCGCCAGCGGCCGGCAGGGCTCCTACGTCCCGTCCGGGGCCACCAAGCGCAACCTCGAACTGATCGACAAGCAGATCGATCAGGCCAAGGAACACCGCGATCAGGCGTTGAAGGACTTCGACAAGGACTACGACGACAAGGTCGCCACGGCCGAAGCGGAGTACGCCAAGGCCGAAGCCGAGCGGGACCAGTGGGTGGCGAACTTGAACGTCTCGATTCGTCGCTACGAAGAAGCGATCGAAGCGCGCCAGGCGAAACTGGCGAAGTGCCGGGCTCTCGCGGAGGGCTAAGCCGTGGCGCTTACTGCCGCCCAGATCGTCGCCCTGGCCTGCCTGGACGCCCACGCTCCGGCGTATACGTCCCAGGCGGGCCAGTTCCTGAACATGATCCTGGGCGACCTGTGCCGCACCTATGACTTCGAGCTCGCGGCGAAGACGACTTACGGCAACTTCAATCCAGGCCTGATCGCACCCGTCGGCAACAGCATCTACGGCTCTGGGCCCTACCAGCTGCCCGCGGACTTCTTGCGCTTCAAGGACGAGAAGGCCGCGTTCTGGACGCTGCTGGGGGTGGTCTACACCCTGATCCCCTGCGACCTGGGCGAGTTCGACATGCTGGTCCAGCAGGCCGGCACGCAGTCGTACCCCTACATCATCGCCACCGACATGAGCATCGGGGACGAGGCGCAGGAGGGCGACACCGGCAACGGCGTCTTCTACGTGTACTCGCCGCCGTCCGGGAACTACCCCTATACCCTGCGCTACTACTCGCAGATGCCCGACATCGTGACGCCCGAGACGTCCGCGGTCGTGCCCTGGTTCCCGCACCAGGGCTACCTGCGCCGAAAGCTCGCCGCCATGCTGATGGGCGAGACAGGCGACGATCGCGAGATGGCGTGGGAGCAACGGGCCGACGCGCAGCTGTCGGACTATCTGAAGCTCAAGGACAACAAGACCAACCGCGCCCAGACCGTTAAGCTGGACCGTCGTCGCTTCGGCCGCGCTTACACGAACCTACCCAACACAAAGACCATTGGATGGTAGGTTGGAAGTTTTTTCTTGTAGGTTGGAACTTCCTGATGTAGGCCTGATCTCCTGAACACAGGGAGACGATGCCATGCCATCCAAAGAAGAGTACTGGAAGAACCCGGACAAATACCGTAAAGCAACTATAACTTATAACAATAAAAACCCAGAACGTAAGAAAGATTACGACAGGGCATGGATGGCAGCGGCTAGAGAAGCTAATCCAGAAAAGTATAGATCGTATGGATTGGCATACAGGTCTAAAAATCCAGAGAGATATCTTATACAACATGCGAAGCACAGGGCCAAAAAGAACGGCCTTATGTTTGACCTGGAAGAAGGGGACTTGCACTTACCAGAGTTTTGCCCCGTCCTTGGGATCAAGTTAGAGTGGGGCGTAGGTAAGCGAGCGTCGGCTAATCACAACTCGCCCTCGCTAGACAGGATCGTCCCTGAAAGGGGCTATACGAAGGGGAACGTGATGGTCATCTCGAATCGCGCCAACCACCTTCGCAACAACGCGACCGCTGAAGAACTCCGTCTCGTGGCCGACTACGCCAAGCGCTTGGAGATGTTTGGCTGATGGCCATCCGGGGGCAACCAGTCAAGATCAAGCCTGCGGGGCTGTCCGACGCCATTGACGGTACGAACAGTTTCGCCGGCGCCATGGCCGTGCTGCAGGATCTGATACCCAGTCCGTCCACCGCTAACCAGTTCGTCCCGCGCCCGGCGTCCACCCAGGTCACGAACTTCACCGGCTTCACCACCCCTGGCGCGATCACCGCGCTGTACGTGGTCGGCACGCGCGCCTACGGCATGATCGGCAGCGCTAGCCCAGCCGGCCACGACCGGCCGTTCTGCTACGATCTGGTCGCCGGCGCCTTCGTCGCCATCGGCAACGTCACCTTGGCCAACACCCCGACGACGCCGTCGACCACCGGGGACTGGACGCCGCCGACCATGACGATGATCGCCAATAAGATCATCGTCACCCACCCCGGATTCACGGGTGTCCCGAACTACATCGGCTGGATCGACGTGCGGAACTTCACGTCGACCGGACAGACCGGCAACACCCACACGTCGACCCTGATCGACAACCTGTCGACCAACGTCTTGCAGATCGGCTGGGAGGTCGGCGATCTGATCACCGGCGCGGGCATCCAGGCCGGGACCTATATCACGGCCATCGCGTCCAACGGGCTGTCGCTCACCCTGTCCCAGGCAACCACCGCCACGGCCGCAGGCGTCGCCCTGACCGTCAGCAGCGGCACGACCGCGGCGCCGCTGTGGGGCGCCGGCAACGTCAATGGCTTTGGCTTGACGGGCGTCCCGGTGGCTGTGGCGCAGTTCAACGGCCGGGCGTGGTACGCGGTCAGCAACGGTGTGCAGTTTTCCGACGCGCTCAACCCGCTGCAGATCACCAACGCCACCCAGGCGCTGACCCTGGGCGATAACACGGCGGTGAACGCGCTGGTCGGCGTCCCCCTGGCCAACCAGGTGGTGGGCGGGGTGATCCAGTCGCTGATCGCGTTCAAGGGGATCAGCGGATACTATCAGATCACCGGTGACCAGGCGACGACCAACCTGGCCAGCAACTTCGTTAACGGCTCCGTCGGCACGATCGCGCCAAACACCCTGGCGCCGACGCCGCAAGGCATCGCCTATATCGCGCCGGATGGTCTTCGATTCATCGGGCCTTCAGGGCAGTCCTCGCAGCCGGTGGGTAGCAACGGCAAGGGCGTCAGCGTGCCGTTCCTGAACGCGATCAGCCCGACGCGCATGGCCGCCGCCTACAACCAGAATGTCTTGCGGGTGTCGGTGCAGAACGGCGCCGTCAACGGCCAGCCGAACCAGGAATACTGGTTCGACATGAACCAGGGCATCTGGACCGGGCCCCACTCGTTCCCCGCGGCGCTGATCCAGCCGACGTACGGTTCGACGAACGCCTTCCTCATGGCGGCCACTGGCATCAACGCTAAGCTATGGCAGTCCACCGTCGTACCGAACGCCGCGTCGACTTACACCGAGAACGGCAACGCCATGGCGTTCGTCTTCCAGCCCGTGCTGTCCCCGGACAACCAGCTGGTGTCGATGAACTCCGTGGTCTGGTCGCTGCTGGGTCTGGCGCTGCCGGCCAATGTCGCGCTGACCATCATCGCCTCGGACGAGCAGAGCAACACCCTGGACACCATCAGCCTTTCGAGTTCGCTGACCGGCGGCTCGATCTGGGGCAGCTTCAACTGGGGCGCCGCGACGTGGGGATCGTCCAGTCCCTTCTTTCAGCAGTACCTGATGCAGTGGCATCAACCTTTGGTGTTCAAGCAGATATCGTACAGAATATCGGGACCTTCGATGGGCGGGTTCGTGATCGGCGACCTCGACTTCGAATACCAAAAGCTGGGGTATCCTACGCCATGAAGAAGATCCTGATCGCCCTGGGCGCCTTGCTGGTGACCGCGCTTGCGGCGCCGGCCATGGCGGCGAACTGTGGCACGTACCCCTACACCCTGACCAACGGGCAGACGGCCGACGCCACCCAGGTCATGGCGAACTTCAACTCGGTTCTGACGTGCGCCAACACCACCCTGGCGCACAACGGGGCGAACAGCGACATCACGTCGCTGACGGGCCTGACGACGCCGCTTAGCATCGCGCAGGGTGGCACGGGGTCCGCCAGCGCCAGCGCGGCGATCACGGCCCTGGGCGGCCTGGCGATCGCCAACAACCTCTCGGATCTGGCGTCAGCGGCGACAGCCCGCACGAACCTGGGTTTGGGCACGTCCGCCACGGTCAACACCGGCACGTCAGGCGCGACAATCCCGCTGCTGAACGGGACCAACACCTGGAGCGGCAAGCAGACTCTGTTCGCCGCCACCACCGGCACGGCGCCGTTCAATATCCCGCAGGGCGTGGCGCCGTCAGCGCCGAGCAACGGCGACTGCTGGACGACATCCACCGGGGTGTACTGCCAGATCGCCGGGTCCACCCTATCCCTGGCGACCACCAGCGGTGCGGTGACTTCGTTCAACACTCGCACCGGCGCGATCACGCTCAGCAGTTCGGACGTCACCACGGCGCTGACCTACACCCCGGCCAATAAGGCAGGTGACACCTTCACCGGCAAGCTGAACACCGCGGCGTCGGCGGCCGGCGGCGCAGGCTTCAGTCTGCCGGCGGGCTTCGCACCGACGTCGCCGGTCAACGGGGACGTCTGGACCACCACCACAGGTCTGTTCGCCAGGGTGAACGGCGCTACCCAGCAGTACATGGTGACGGCCAACAATCTATCCGATTTGACCAGCGCCAGCACGGCGCGCACGAACCTGGGCGTGTCGGCCACGGGTGGTGACACCACCTACGCCTTCCGTGCCAACAACCTTTCGGATCTGGCGTCAGCGGCGACAGCCCGCACGAACCTGGGTTTGGGCACGTCCGCCACGGTCAACACGGGCACGTCAGGTGCGACGATCCCGCTGCTGAATGGGACCAACACCTGGAGCGCCACGCAGACCTTCCCGTCAGCCTCGATCACTCTGTCGGAACTCGCTACGCAGAGCGCTGCCACGATCGTAGCCAACACCACCGGTGGGTCGGCGTCGCCTACGGCGGTGACGATCTCGTCGTTGCAGGGGACCACCTCCAGCACCTTCGCCGCAGGCAACGACAGCCGCTTTGTCGGCCCCACGCAGAACAGTCAGTCGGCCGGCTATACCCTGGCCCTGACGGACGGTGGTGGGCAGGTTTACCACCCTAGTGCCGATACCACGGCGCGGGCCTGGGTGATCCCCGCGAACGCCTCTGTCGCTTTCCAGATCGGCGCCAAGGTCGAATTGATCAACGACTGCTCCGCCGGGGTGATCACGCTCAGCATCACCTCGGATACCTTGGTTTGGTTCCCAACCGGGACAACGGGCACGCGCTCGATCGCAGCCTGCGGCGCGGCGACGCTCACCAAGGTCGCCAGCACGCGGTGGGTGCTCACGGGTGTGGGGATTATCTGATGTGTTTTCGCCGTCTTCTTGTTGCACTAGCAGTCGCCTGCCTTGCAGGCCCGGCCCTGGCCGTCCCGGCGGCCTGGTCGCGGATCGGCGGCTTCACGCCCGTTGTCCACACCTACACCACCGGAACAGCCGCGACCGAAACGGTTCCAGTCGGCGCGACACGGGTCGTGATCAGTGTGTGGCACGGCGGCGCAGCCGGAGGCCGAGACAGCACGAACGATGGCGGCGGTGGCGGCGGTGGTGGCGCGTCGATCAAGACGATCACGGTCGTAGGAGGCAACACCTTCACCTACACCGTCGCTGCCGCAGTCACGGGCCGTGCCACGAATGGCACCGGCTCAAGCGGCAATCTGTCATCGGTGACCGGGACGGTCGCAGGCGGCTCCGTCAGCATGAGCGGCACTGCGGCTACTGGCGGCAACGCCTCGGCTATCGACGGCGCCGGTGGATCCGGCACCGGTGGTGACTCAAACTTCAACGGCAGCGACGGCCACGGCGGCACAGGCGGCAACGGTGGCAATGGCGGTGGGGCCGGCGGCCCAGATGGAGCCGCGCCCACAAGCAACGGGGTCGCGCCCGGCGGCGGCGGTGGTGGGACGCCTGGCGGAACATCAGGCTCCGGCGCAGCCGGTCAGATCAGCTTCGCGTATAGCTGAGATTGCTGTAGGCTGGGATCGAGCGCTTTTGAAAGGCCTTGGGATGAAAAAGCTGTCTGTCTGGTCGGTGGCTATCGGGGCTCTTGCAGCCACCATCTGGGCCGCGGCCACGGTCCCCGCGCACGCACAGGAAACGGTCAACGCCGTCACGGTGAGTGCTTGCGGTACACCGAACAATACCCCGGTGGTGGGCAACAACTATCCCGTCACCCAGGACACCACCGGCAAGCTTTGCACGAGTGGCTCTGGCGGGGGTGGCGGAGGCGGCGGGACATCGTCCAACTTCAACGCGGCCTTCCCGACGGCGGGTACGGCCATTGGCGTGAAGAACGGCGCCAACATGGTCAATCTGACCGCGGACGGTGCGGCGAACCTGAACGTGG